CCGGACCTCCGCCCCCTCGAAGGCGGCACGGGGCCGTTCACCTACGGCCCGCTGCCCGATCGGGTGATGGCGCAGATCCGTGCTGCCTTCGCGGCGTGGCGGCAGAAGCGCCGCGTCGCGGCCATTCGGCGTACCGAGTAGGTCTCACGCATACACGCTTTCGGCCTGGTCGTTCCTGAGAAGCACGGTCATCATGCGTGTTGCCGTGGCGTTGTAGGCGGCGCGGAACTCGAAGCTCGCCTCGACCCCTCCCGGCCCCTCGACCGGTGTCTTGGCCAGCGCCAGGTAGACCTCGTGCAGCGTGAAGGTGAGGCTGCGGTTGGCGTCGATCGTGTAGGAAAAGGCGAACTCCGCGGGGGCGTTGTCCTGCGCCTGTGTGAGCAGCGTGGTGTCCGCGAAGCGCGCGGTGATCTGGCCGGTCGCGCGCGCGATGCCGGGGTCCACCCCCTCCACCCTCCGGTCGGCGCGGATGGTGCGCACCATCTCCATGCCGTTGGCGTAGGTCAGCCGCGCGCCGGTCACCTGGGCGAGCGCCGCGCCGTTGCGGCCGATCGCCCCCTGCGCCTTGTGGAAGGCGGTGTAGGCGGCGCTGGTCGGCGTGCCCCCAGAAGAAGCGCCGCTGCGGGTCGAGCCCTGCCCCATCAGCCCGATGGTCGCGGTGGCGGGGCCGGTCGGCGAGAAGTCGAGCTCCAGCGTGTCGGCGCGCACCCCGGTGCAGAGGTCGTAGTTCGGCACGTCGGGGTAGCCGATCTCGACGCTGTTCGAGGGCAGCGCCGCGGCGCCCGAGCCGAAGCTGTGGATGAAGTTCGGGCTGGTGCCGGTGGTGGTCGGCGGCCCGAGCAGCAGGCGCAGCCAGTGGCCGATGTTGACGAGGTCCAGCGGCACCACCGCCTGGCCCTGCACGGTTACGGTGTCGAGGAAGGGTGCCGCCGGATCGCGGCTGGAGCCCACGCCGATGACGTCGGCGTCGAGCAAGGGCTGCTCGGCGCCGAGGTCGCAGGAGAGGAAGGGCAGGCGCATCCAGCCGCCCGCGGGCACGGTGCCGTAGGTCGCCTCGGGGCTCATGAGCAGGCGGCAATTGGCGCCGATGGCACGGGGCATCGGAGATCTCCGGGATCAGCGAGAGGAGGCGTCAGGCCAGCGGCGAGCCGGCGACGGTGAAGAACAGCGCGACGGGGACCGAGGCGGCGCGGGCGGCGGCGGCGCCCTCGAGCTCGACATCCTCGAACTCGGGCGCGCCGGGCTGCGCCCATTCCACCGCACCACCGAGGGTGCGGTCGGCGGTGACGGCGGCGGCGATGGCCACCAGCAGCGCGTCGAGCAGCGCGGTCCTCACCGTAGGCGTCGCGCCGCCGACGGTGACCTCGATCGCGGCGCGGTGCTCGATCGCCCAGGCGAGCGGCGAGAGGATCGGCGTCTCTTCGACGGTCTCGCCATCGCGGATGACGACCAGCCCGCCCGGCGGCAGGCGCTGCGGCACGGTCTCGCCGCGCAGCACCAGCGGCGCCGGATTCCTGCCTGCCAAGGACGTGGCCAGCCGGCCGTGCAGCGCCGCGATGGCAGCCTCCCGCACGCTCACGGCGCCGCCCGCCTCCCGCTCTCACGCTCCCAGGCCGCCACGAACCGCCCGGGCAGCCGGCGCAGGCCGCGCTCGGCGGCGCCCTTCACGTCGAGCCGCTTGGCGAGCTTCACCTGCGGCAGCAGCAGGAACATCGGCACCATGCCGCGCTGGAGCATGCTCCGCGCCCAGGCCTCGCGGCCCTTGCGGTTGGCGGTGCCGATCTCGGCGAGGCCGCCGGCGATCAGCCGGGTGCGGCGGCGCCGGCCGGTCTGCTCGCCCTGGCGGAGCGGCAGGCACCACACGAAGCCCCGTCCCGACTGGAACGGCCGCAGGAAGCCCTGGCCGGAGGCGACCATCTGCGCCGGCGTGACCCGCAGGCCCTTCTCCCCCCGGCCGCGGCGCCCGCGCGCCGCGTTGAAGCCGGTCGGGATGGCCAGGAACTTCCGTCCGCCCTTGGCGCGGATCAGCGCGCCGCGCTCGAAGGCGTCGATGACGTTGGGCACCTTGGTCGAGACCAGGCCGGCGGGGCGGAGCGACTGCCCCGCGCGGGGAAAGACCTGCGAGCGCCAGGCATGGGCGATGCCGCGGGCGTTGCCGCCGAAGCTGCTGGTGACCTGCTGGCGGAGCTCCTGCTTGACCTGCTCGGTCTCGGCGCGGATCGCCGTCATCGCCGCGCGCTCGCCGGCGCGGACCTCGGCCGCGAGCACCTGGCGCAGGTCGCCGAGGATGGTGGCCGCGAGCCTCACGGCGTGCCGCCGCCCGGCGGCAGGCCGGTGCGGTGGCGGATGATGGCGACGGCGAGGTCATGCAGCGCCGCCTGGCCGAGGTAGCCGAACACGAAGGCGAAGAGGAACCGGCCGTACTCGTTGAACGCGAGAAAGCCGCCGAGCGCGTAGCCGGCGCTGCCGACCAGCGCGGCGGAGGGGACCTCCCAGGCCAGGCACCAGTCGAAGCGGCGGCGCCCGGGGTGGTTCCAGCGCACGAAGCCGCCGGCCAGGCCGGCGGCGGCGCCGAGCAGCAGGTCACGCAGGATCTCCAGCAGGGTGAGGGCGTTCTGCGGCATGGCGGCAACTCCTATCGCTGGCAGAGCACGCGCCAGGCGGTGCCGGAGGCATCGCGCTCGGCATGGGTGACGGTGAGCAGGTCGGCGCTGAGGGCGAAGCTGTCGCCGGCGGCGAGGTCAGGCAGCGCGGCGATGGCGACAGAGAGGATGTCGGTCGCGGAGAGGATGTCGGTGCCGAAGGCGGCGGCGGTGCGATCCGGTGAGGAGCGCAGCACGCGGACAGCGATAGGCGGACCGGCGCCGCCCTGGCGATAGATGGCACCCACCCCGAGATTCGGATCCGCGGCGAGCACATCCATCGCCGCCGCGAAGGCAGTCATCGCTCGTCAGCCTCGGCGGCGTGCTGGTTCAGCCGCCGCACCGCGGCGAGTCGGCCGGCGCAGTCGGCATGGGCGGCGTCGTAGGCGAGCAGCAGCTCCGCCACCTGCCCCTGCGTCAGCTGGTCCGTGGCCGGCAGTACCGGTGCCTCCGCGCAGACCTGCAGCGCGTCAGGGAGGCGCAGCGGCAGCAGCCGGATCTCCGGCGGTACGGCCGGCGCGCAGGCGCTCGACAGCATCGCGCAGCACAGGGGCAGCGCCGGCAGCGTGGCTCGGGTCACGGCGGAGGGCCTCCAGGTTGGCGCCAAGGCGCACGGCCTGGGCACGGGCGCGTTCGGCCTCGCCGGTCAGCGCGGCGATGTGGCGGGCGTGCTCGGCGGTGGCGCGGGCCAGCGCCGTCGCATTGGCCTCGGCGGTGCGGGTGGCCGTCGCGGCATCGACGCGGGCGGCATCACGCTGGGCGCGGAAGTGCCAGGCGGCCGTGGCGGAGAGCAGCATTGCTGCCGCGAGCCCAATCGGCAGCGCATGCCGCCCGAGCAGCGCGAGGATCGCCGCGCCCATCAGGGATAGGCCTTGCGGTCGAGCTCGAAATGCGGCCCGTCGCGGAAGGAGACCCAGTCGCCGCCCCAGACGATCGCCACACTGAGCTCTTTCGCCGCAGCCTTCATCGCCGCGCCGATCTGCTCGTAGAGCGGCCAGTCCCAGCGGATCTCGCCGTGTTCGGGGACGCCGTCGCCGTCGTCCAGCCAGTAGGCCAGGTCGACGGCGTGGCCGGTCAGGTGCCGGCTGTCCATGGTGCGCGAGGCGCCGATCGCGACCAGCCGGGCCTGGCGCTTGCGGGACCTGACGCCCTCGGTGACGATGAACGGCACCGACTGGCGGGCCCGTTCGACGACGCGCACCAGGTCGCGGTGCACGCCCGCGAGGCGCGCGCGGTCGCGCGGCAGCAGCGCCGCCATCACGCCCCTGAGGCCGGCACACGGGCCAGCATGACGCGGACCGTGGCGTCGGCCGCCAGCGCCGCGACGGTGCAGAGCCCGACCTGATAGTTGCCCGTCGCGGTGGTGGTGATGCGGCGGTTGGTGTCGTCCCAGAACACCCGCGCGCCCTGGCCGATGGCGAGGGCGGGCTCCTTCGGCAGATCGAACTCGCCGCGGGTCTCGCACTCGACGCTGGTGTTCTGCGCGGCGTCGGACGCGGCGACGCCGAAGAAGGCGCCGACCAGCAGGCCCTGGCCGGAGAGGATCCCGCCCGCGTAGGGCACCACCATCGGGATGGCGCGCGCGTCGGGACGGAGGCAGTTGCGCATGGGAGGGTCTCCTGCGGTGGGTGGAGGCGCGGCGCGGCTTGAAGTCCGCGCGGCCGCGCGTTACATGTAACTCTGTCGTGGAGGTGCCGATGCCTGCGTCCGAAGTCCGCAAGCGGGTCGCCGCCCACCGCGCCGAGCTGCGCCGGCGCGGGCTGCGGCCGATCCAGATCTGGGTGCCGGACACCCGCGCACCCGGCTTTGCCGAGGAGGCGCGCCGTCAGTCGCGGCTGGTGGATGCCGATCCCGCCGAGTTCGAGGATGTGATGGGGTTCATCGAACGCCATTCCGCCTGGCCCGAGGATGCCGACGACATCCCCGAGCACGATGCGCCGCGGTGACGTCGTTCTCGTCGCCGATCGCGGCGGCGGTGATTATGCGGGCAAGCCTCGCCCGGCGGTGGTGGTCCAGTCCGACCTCTACGACCAGACGCTGAGCGTCGTGGTCTGCCCGCTGACCTCGGTGCGGAAGGATGCGGGACTGCTGCGGGTGCCGCTGTCGCCCAGCGAGCGCTTGGCGCTGCGGGCGCCAAGCTGGGTGATGGTGGACAAGCTCACCAGCATTCGGCGGGATCGGGTCGGAGGCGTGATAGGCCACATTTCGGACGACGAAGCGGTGGCGCTGAACCGCAGCCTCGCCGTGTTCCTGGGCTTCGCGTGATCAGGTGCCCGGGTTGAACCAGGCGCCGCGCCAGTCGATCGCACCGACGCCGAAGTCGAAGATCACGCTGACCTCGACGCCGTCCGCGCCCTGCACCGGGCCGGTGGTGACCTGCGGCCCCTCGGCGCCGTTGAGGTAGCCGTAGACGTAGACCGGCGCCGCGACCGGGTCGGAGAACAGGTACCAGCGGTTGGCCGGGATCAGCGGCTCGACCACCGGCTGCACGAAGCCCGCGAAGACGTTGGCCTTGGCCGTCTCGCTCGCCTGCACGACGACGGTCGCCTGGCGGGCGGCGAGTTCGAGGTTCGGCCCGACCAGCAGGCGCATGGTCTGCCCCATGGAGATCGGCAGGCCGTCGAGGGTACGCTGCTTCATGATGGCGGCGCGGCCGGCGCCGATGGTCGCGGTGTCGAGCGGCGTGCCGGTCCCGGCCTTGTTGGCCCGCGCCGCACCGGTGGCGAACACCGGCGCGCTGCCGGTGGCGAGGGTCGGGCCGTCGCCATTGGCGCTGTTCAGCAGGTTGTAGGCCGTGGCGTTCTCGAACTCGGCGACGCGACGACCGATGGAGGCGGCGAAGTCGGTGAAGGCGCCGAGGTCGTCGTTGACCAGCATCGGCCGCGTGACGCGGATGCGCCGCGCGAAGGTCTGGAGCAGGACGATCTCCTGGCTCTCGGACATGGTGCCGACCTGGATCTCGCCGTTCTCGGCGAGCGGCAGCAGGGTCGGGAAGTCGCCGATGCGCAGGTGCCGGTGCGGCTTGAAGTCGCGGAAGTCGCGG